GTGCAGACGTTCGTGGATGCCGTCTCTGCCGAGTTCTTCGGGGCGGTGAGGAAGGGCCGGAAGCTGTCCGCCGGGGCGATCGCCAAGGTCGCGACGGGTGGCACCTGGATCGCCCCGGAGGCGGTGGGACTGGGGCTGCTCGACGCGGTCGGGACTTGGGAGGATGCCCTGCGGATCGCGTCCGCCGATGGTCGCGGTCGCAGGAAGCGGATGTCCGCCGCCGACCGGGCGCGTCGGATGGGTTCGTAGAATTATCTTTACGCGCCCCGTCGCGCGTGTAGTCTGATTACATCGCCTACCGGCGCCGAGTCGCCGGGAAGCGGGCAGTACCGAACCAACGATCACGAACGCCGAGCCGTTCGCGCGAAAGCTGAAGAGCATTCTTGCCGCGAACGGCTCGATCCTTTTCGTCCCAGCGCGAGGCACGGCAGGAGCCAACGATGCTCACACTCGCGGAACTGAGACAGAAGCGCACGGACCTCGCGAAGGCGATCAATGCCGTCGTCGTGGCTGCCGACGCGGCCAGCCGGGAAATCACCGAGGAGGAGGCGACGCAGATCGCCTCGTCCGAGACGGACCTGTCCGGCGTCGATCTGGAGATCGCCAAGGCCGAGGCGCGTCATCTTGCGGCGGACCGTGCGCGCAAGCTGGCGCAGGGACCGGGCCGAAGGACGGCACCGGCGACGCCGGGGCTCTCGGTGCGAGACGCTGCGGCGGACGATCCGATGCACGGCTACCGCTCGCACGCGGAGTTCTTCCGCGACGTGATGTCGGCCGATACCCCCGGAGGCCAGCCGTCGAAGCGCCTCGCCTCCCTTCGCGCGCCCATCGTGGCCGCGGTCGGCGGCGACGAGCAGTCGACGTTCTCCAATCCCTACGGCGGCTACCTGCTGCCTTCGTCTTCGTTCGGCGGCTTCCTCCAGATCGCGGCGGAGGACGATCCCATCGCCTCGCGGGTGCTCGCGATCCCGATGGCGACGCCGTCGGTGCGGTTCGCGGCGAGGGTCGACAAGGACCACTCGTCCAGCGTGAGCGGTGGGTTCCGCGTCTACCGTCGCGCGGAGGCGGACACGTCCGCATCCTCGCGGATGGAGATGGAGCAGATCGAGCTCACGGCCTACGCGCTCCTGGGGATCGCGTACGGGACCGAGGAGGTGCTCAGCGATTCGCTCGTCTCGATCGTCGCGATGATCCAGGCGGGATTCACCGAAGAGTTCACGAGCAAGCTGATCGTCGAGAGGATGCAGGGCACGGGGGTCGGCGAGTACCTCGGCATCCTGAACTCCGGCGCGACGCTGAGCATCGGCAAGGAGACGGGGCAGGATCCGGCCTCCATCGTCTACGAGAACATCCTGAAGATGCGCGCGCGCAACTACGGATACAGGAATTCCATCTGGATGGCGAATCACGATGCCATCCCGCAGCTCATGCTGATGAACCAGAGCGTCGGCACGGGCGGCATGTCGGTGTGGCAGCCGAGCGCCCGCGAGGATCACCCGGACACGCTGCTCGGTCGCCCGCTGGTGTTCACCGAATACTGCAAGACCATCGGCACGACCGGGGACATCTGGTGCGTGAACTGGTCGCAGTATCTGGAGGGCACCTATCAGCCGCTCCAGAACGCCGATTCCATCCACGTCCGCTTCGTGAACCACGAGCGGTGCTTCAAGTTCTGGATGCGCAACGCGGGTCAGCCTTGGTGGCGTTCCGCTCTCACGCCCAAGAACGGCGCGTCGATGAGTCCCTTCGTCAAGCTCGATACCCGCGCCTAGGCGCAGGCGACACAGGAGACAAGACAGATGACTTCCCCTCAGGGCCTCCTCAAGATGCTGGCGGAGTACCACTTCGACAGCCGTCTGCACGACCCGACTACGGCGACGACGGCGCAGCCTCTCACCGATGCGACGTCGATCTTCTACCTCGACGGCTCGCTCTACACGCACTTCGTGTACGTGGTCCACTACCACAGCGGGAGCGGCGGCGTCATCCAGGTGGAGATCGTCGCGGCCGACGATGTGGCGTTCGCGACCAACAAGACGGTCATCCGGGACAGCGGCGCGATCGATCTCGACGCGGCGGACGACCGGTACATCATCGAATGCACGGCGGAGGAGATCGCGCAGGAGAGTTCGGACGCGGCGGCGGCGCTGCGCTACGTGACGGTGCAGCTCGACTGCGCTCACGCGGACGACAAGGCGACGGTGTTCATCTTCGCGAAGCCGAGGTTCGCCCACGGCACGATCACGACAGTGAAGCGTCAGGCGTAGGCATGAACGCTGCCACACACTGACAAGGAGACGCAGGACATGGCCAAGACGGAACTCTTCGTGCGAAAGCAGCCGGGCGGGATGTTCGCGGTGGTCCGCGAGGATCTGACGACGGGCGAGATCTTCTTCGTGCATTCGGGCACCGGCGCGAACGCCGCCGGTGGCGGGCGCAACCCGGATTCGCCGCTCGCGACCATCGACTACGCGGTGGGGCTTTGCGCCGCGGACAAGTACGACCGGATCTACGTGATGCCCGGCCACGCGGAGACGCTGACGGCGGCGGCGCAGATGGTGCTCGACGTCGCGGGGATCTCCGTCATCGGCCTCGGTCGCGGCGCGAACAAGCCGCAGATCACGCTCGGGACGGCGACGACGACCGACATCGACATCGACGCGGCGAACGTGAGCATCGAGAACCTCGACTTCATCGCGGCATTCGCGGACGTCGCGGTCTGCATCGACGTGAACGCGGACAACTTCACGATGCGCGGATGCAGGTTCTCCGAGGCGACGAACCTGAACTTCCTCGTCTGCGTGCAGGACGCGGCGGCTGGCGGCAGCGACCAGATCACCGTCGAGCAGTGCTTCGCGTTCTGCCCCGACGCGGCGAACACCCACTTCGTCAACCTCTCGGGTACGGGCGACCGGCACATCATCAGGTTCAACACGCTCTTCGGCGACTGGGGGACGATGGCGATCGGCGGTACCGGAGTCGTCACGAACTGCCTGATCACCGACAATGACATCCGCAACAAGGCGACGGACAACGACTCGTGCATCAAGGTGGCTGCGACGGCGACGGGCATGATCCGCAGGAACATGGCGACGGGCGGTGCGGCGCAGGCGAACGGATTCACGGGTGCCGCGGCCGGGCCGGCGCAGAACTTCTACGGCGTGGTCGATGAGGACTTGTCCGCGATCCTCGATCCCATCGCGACGTAAAGGGTGACGGATGGCCGGTACTGTCACACTCACGGAAGCCGCGAAGATCTCGCGCGTCAAGAAGATCAAGTGGGTATGGGTCTCGACGGCGGGCGGTGCCGCTGACCTCGTGACGGTGGTCCCGTACTACGGTCGGGTGGTTGCGCTCGTGACGATCCCCGCCGCGGGCGGCGCCGAGCCGACGGTCAACTACGACATCACGGTAGCGGACGCGGAGGGGTACGACGTGATGCAGGCGGCGGGCATGAACCGTCACAACACGAACACGGAGACGGCGGTCCCGACCGCGTACAGCGTGGCGTTCGGCCTCCTGACCCTGAACGTCACGAACGCGGGCGCCGCGAAGGGCGGGACGGCGATCCTCTACGTCGATGCGAGGCTTGAATGAGCGGCTACGCGCTCGACCTCGTGACGGCGGCCACCGGCTACCCGGTGACGCTTCAGGACGCGAAGCGCAGTCTGCGGGCCGAGCACATCGGGCAGGAGGATCGCACGCTGGAGAGCGATCTGATCCCCACGGCGACCGAACACCTGGAGAACGAGACGCGGCGGCAGTACATGCTCGCGACCTATGATATGAAGCTGGACGGCTGGTGGGGCTCGGGGGTGCTGTCGATCCCGCGTCCGCCGTTGCTGTCGATCACTTCGATCACCTACTACGACACCGACAACGCCGCGCAGACGCTGTCGGCGACGGTCTACGGGGTTCTGGCGAAGGGCGCGGACACGCCGTTCGGCGGGATCTATCGCAAGAGCGGCCAGTCGTGGCCGTCGCTGTACGGTCAGGACCACGCTTTCGAGGTGGTGGTGCGGTTCACTTGCGGCTACTCGTCGAGCGCGGTTCTTGAGACCCAGCGCGCGGCGGTCCCCGCGGCGGCTCGCCGGGCGATCCTGATGATGGTCGAGGATGCGGACGGGGACCGGGGGATCGGCGGGACCGGGACGATCAGGACGCCGGACAACCCGAGATTCCATTCGTACGTTTCACAACTCGCGGTGCCGGTCCTCTGGCACGCGACAACGGAGGCTGCTTGACATGGCCGATCTAAGCGTAGCGAGCGTGAAGCTCAGGAGCGGCGTCCCGGGCGCGGGGCTCGCGGGTGTGACGATCACGGCGGGTCAGGGGCTCTACCTCGATTCCGCCGACAACCGTCTGAAGCTCGCGGCCGCCGCGGACGTCGCCAAGGCGCGCTGCGTCGGGATCGCGCTGAACGGTGCGACGGCGGATCAGCCGGTGAACTACGCCGGTCCCGGGAGCATCGTGGACCTCGGCGGCGGGACGGCGGGGCTGATCTACATCGTGAGCGGGACGGCGGGCGGCCTGTCGCCGCACTCGGACGCGACGACGCCCTCGAGCGGCGAGAACCTTACGGTGGTGACCGTCTGCAAGGGGAGCAATCTGCACCGCGTGGTCGCCTACGGCGCGGCGGACGCGGCTCTGGCGTGATCGATGCAGACGGGCCGATTGCGCGAACGGCTCGACATCGAGCGGCCCGTCGAGAGCAAGGGCGAGGGCGGCGGCGTGAGCACGACGTACTCGACGCAGTGGTCGGGGGTGGCCGCGCGGGTCGAGCATCTCGGCGGTCGCCAGTTGTTCGAGGCGGCGAGCGTGATGCCGCAGGCGACTGTCCGCGTCACGGTATGGTTCCTCGCGGGGCTCACTGTCGCGCACCGTTTCCGCGAGCACGACGGCACGATCCTCAACATCGGCCACATCAAGCCCGACGAGCGGCGCACGCGCATGGAATGCTTGTGCGAGAGGAAGATGGGTCAGTGACGCCTTCCGCCGTCCGCGGCCATGTCGTCGCCGCCATCGCAGGCGACCGCGGGGTCGTGATCCTGTGCAAGGCGCGCGTCTACGCCGATGCCGCGCCCCGCGATTGCGCCTTCCCGCACATCACGGTGCAGCGCACGTCGCACGCGCGGGAGCGGACGCAGGACGGGTTCGGCGCGACTGGCGCGACCGGCCTGCATGTCGCCGTCTGGGCCGACGATCCGGCGTCGCGGGACGCGGTGGCGGAGGCCGTGCGCGGCGTGCTCTACGCGATGCGCGATGGCGGCGGCGATCTCGAATATCTCGCGGTGGTCGGCGACGTCGACGCCTTCGAGTGGGTCGACGATGCCGGACCCGGCGGCTGGTATACGGCGCGTTTCGATTGCCGAATCGGGCATCAGGTGGTGGTGGCGGCATGAGTTTGTCCGTCGATATCAGGTTCACGGGCGACCGCGAGCTTGCGCTGGCGCTGTCCACGATGGACCGCGCGGTGCAGCGCCGGCTAGTCACCACCGGGTTGTCTGCGGCCGCGCAGCCCACGCTTGCGCTCGCGCGGGAACTCGCGCCGAAGCGTCGCGGTCGGCTCGCTGCGTCGCTGACGATCAAGCCGCTGAAGAGCAGGCGTTCCGTCGGCGTGCGTATCGTCGCGGGCACGCGGTCACGGTTGGGGATCCGCAAGAACGCGACGGGCTACTACCCGGCGCATCAGGAGTTCGGGAGCCGCAGGAACAGGAAGCAGGCGTACCTGAAGCCCGCGGCGGATCGTACGCGGACGTTCGTGCTGAATACGATGGCGACGCATATCTGGTCTGCGATCCGCGCGCACATGCGCGAGCAGGGAGTGAAGTCATGATTGGACGGAGCGGAGCGGGTATCAGGTTCTTCTACGACGGTGCCGAGATCGGTTCTCTCGTCGGGGTGACGTTCGACGGCGAGACGCGGTCGACGTTCGATTCGACTTCGTACAAGGAGGAGGCCGCCCCCGGGCAGCCCGCCTACAAGGTGTTCGGCGCGTCCGAGTTCGTCGATCCGGGCGGGTGCACGTTGTCCGTGCTGCTGGATCCTGACGTCACGTTCGCGTACAGCCGCGGCGGCGAGCCTCTGCCGTTCGTCGTGCGGTTCAAGCCGCGGGGCACGCAGATCAAGGGCGCGGAACTGACGACGCTCGCGCACGTCACCACGCTCGGGCGCGCGACCCCGATGGAGGACCGAATGACGCAGGACATCGGCTTCAAGTTCTCGGGTCCGTTGACCGTGGTTCCCGGGTCCGATATCGTGGTGGCGATCCCCTGATGGCCCTGAGCGACGATCTTCTCGCGCTGTCGCGCAACGTAGTCTCCGCAGGCGTGGCGTCCATCCCGGGCCTCTACGTGCGTTCCTACACCGTGGGCGAGATGCTTGCGATGATGGAGCGCAAGGGCAGCTCCACGGTCCACGCGGCGCTGTACGGCGCGTGCGACGCGATGGGCGTGCGCGTGTTCGGCGACGACGACGAGCCGAAGGTGCTCGCGCTGGCCGCGAGCGTGGTGCTGCGGATCGCGAGCGCGGTCCAGCGTCACAACGGGCTCCACGAGTCCGCCGATCGCGTGGGCGATGATGAGGCCGCGACGGGCGAGGGGGGAAAAGCGGCGGGGACGCAGTGAGCGGCTTCGTCGTCACGCTGTCCCTTGCTCTCCGCTGCCGTCTCCGCGATGTGCTGTCGATGGACTGGCGGGAGTTCATGGTGTGGCTGCGGCGCTACCTCTCCGGCGATTGGCCGGTCGGGTTGATGCACGTGGGCGGCGGCAAGCGCAATCGCCCGATGGACGATGACGCCATCGAGCGCGCGTGCTCGGCCTACGCCGCGAGGTTCGCGTAGTGTCGATCAGCGGTGTAATCCAGGCCGAAGTCAGGGCGCACACCGTGCACTTCAACGCGGGCATGAAGAAGGTCGCGCGCACGGTGAGCAGCGTCGCGCGCGGCATGACGGGTGCGATCACGGCGGTGGCAGCCTCGGCCGCCTCGATGGAAAAGAACTGGACGGCGGTCGGCGTGAATATCCTCGCCTCTTTCGCCGCCGGCGGGCCTATCGCGGGCGGCCTCGCGGCGATCGGCGCGGGGATCGGTTTCGTGATCGGAAAATCGAAGGAGCTCGAGGAGGCGCAGAAGAAGGCGGCGGAGGAGACGCGCAAGCGAATCGAGAAGGAGCAGGAGGCGGCTTCGGCTCGGTCCGCCGCCCTCGACAAGGAGCTGTCACAGCTCCGGCAGGTCTCGCGCCTCCGTGGTCAGTTCGGCCGTGATCCGACTCCGATCGAGGAACAGATCGACGAGGCTGTCGCTTCGATCGATCGCCGGCGGGCGGATCTCGCCACGGCGATCGAAACGGAGAAATTGCAGCAACAGGCCTTCCTCCAGAACCTCCGGCTGGGCGATTCCGGGGATCCGCGTCGAATGGGGAATATTCTCGACCGCATCACGCAGAGGCAGGCGAGTCTAGAGGAGAGCATCCGGCGGGAGTCCGCGGACCTGGTGGTCCTGCGCGAAATCCAGCGCGAGACGCTGGAGATCGAGCGACAGCGCGCGGACGAGCGCAGGAACCTGGAGATCTCCGCGGGCCTCGAGGCCGATATCGCGAAGCGCATCGCCGACGAGGCGGAGCGTGCGGCTGCGGCCGCCAAACTCATGGCGGAGCAGATCGCCGAGGGCCAGCGCAACCTGGCGCGGGCGCTCTTCTCGCCGGACTCACCGCTCGGCGAGGCAGCCGTCGGATGGTGGCAGGACTTCGTCGCGCTGGGTGAGAGGGCAGTCGATGCGGTCAGTGCGGGCACCGACGCGGTGCTATCCTTCGGCTCGGGCGCCTTCCCGGACAAGGTCGATGTCGATCTAGAGCTGGATGAGCTGTCCGACAACCTCGCCAACGTGGAGGACATGGGGCGCTCGGCATTCATGACCATCGGCAACGCCATCGACTTCGCCGCGATCCGCGCGGGGAACTTCACCGGCATCCTCGACAACATCGCATCGCAGCTCGCGAACCTCTTTCTCAATCGCGGTCTCACGGGCATCGCGGACTCGCTCTTCCCCGCCGCGTCCGGTCCCGGCGGCGGCATTCCCTTCGGTCCCGAGGGCCCCATCCCCGGTGCGGGTCGCGCCCCCATACAGGACTTCCTCGATCGGCGCTCTTCCCTCCAGAGCGTGGCCCTGAACGTCTACACGCCCGACGCGGACTCCTTCCGGCGCTCGGAGCGACAGGTGCGCCTCGCCGCCAGAAGGGCGATGTCCTGATGGCATTCGACGAGGTGGAGTTCCCTGTCGACGTCGCGCTCGGCGCTCGCGGCACGACGCGATTCTCGACGTCCATCATCGAGGTCGACGGCGGCGCGGAGGAGCGGATCGCGCGATGGAACGGGGCGCGGCGCGAGTACGACGTGGGCACGGGCATCCAGTCCCGGCAGAGGCTGTACGACGTCTACAGTTTCTTCGTCGCCCGCACCGGCCCGGCCAACGGGTTCCGGTTCCTCGACCGGCTCGACCACACGAGCGCGGGCGACGGGATCGGCGCGACGACTCCGCGCGACGTGACGATAGGCACTGGCGACGGAACGGCGACGCAGTTCCAGCTCGTCAAGAAGTACGCGAGCGGATCGGTGACGCGCACTCGGAACATCACGAAGCCGGTAGGCGGCTCGGTCGTCATATCCTTCGACGACGCGACGCAGGCCGCGAGCGGGTACACCGTCGACACGACGACCGGGATCGTCACGTTCACGGTGGCGCCGGTCGCGGCCGTCGTGGTCAAGGCCGGTTTCGAGTACCGGGTGCCGGTGCGATTCATCGACGATTCGATGGAGCATTCGCTTGAGGATCGCGCGCTCGGGAGCGCCCGCGTCCCGCTGATCGAGATCCGCGACGACGGGGAGATACAGGACGAGGCGGACCCGGGGGGGGCGGCGTTCACGACGATCACTGCGCACCTGACGCTTGCGATATCGGACGGTTTCGCCCGCACGATCAGGACGGTGACCGCGTCGCTGCAAGTCATCCTGCCGAGTGTGACGAACCTGAACCTCGGTGGCCCGTACCACTACGTGCAGAACGACTCGACATCGACGCAGAGCTTCACGCTGCGGAAGACGGTCGGCGGCGTGACGGTGGCGACGCTCGCGGCCGGTGAGGATTGCGTCGTGTTCCTCGGTCTGGATTCCGGCGCCGCGAAGAAGTGGTACGCGCTCGGATGAGCGTCTCGGCTGCGACGCACTACGGCGGGAGCGCCAGCGCGCATTCGATGGTCGCCGACCGTACGCTCGTGCCGGGCTCGTCGCGGTTGCAGGTGCTGAACCCGGACGCCGGGCGCACCGTCAACATGCCCGATGCGCGCAAGCTGAAGCCCGGGCGCTCGTTCGCCATCGTCAACGT